GGATTTGCAGGTCTTCCATTTTGAAGCCGTTGGCCAATGCGGGAATGGTAATGGCGTCACCACCGTGCTCGATTTCGAGAATCGACGCTATCCCTGCTCCCCGAAATTCAAGCGCGGCAATTCTCCAAGTGAGGCCGGATGTAATGCGGTAGGTGCCGCCAGGAAAGTAAATCACCCCGCCCAACCAGTCCATTGCGGCATTGATGGCCGCCTGGATAGCTGCAGTGTCGTCCGCCACGCCGTCCCCAACCGCGCCGTAAGCCATTACATTGTAGACTTGGTTGCCGGAATCCATCGCGCCGGTGGCATCGAACCAGGTCCGCACATCGGTGATGGACGTGATGGTTGAGCCGGTTGTCGTCACTACAGCAATCGGGCGCTGGCCCTGCGGAAAGCCCGTGTAGCCCAAGTTGGCATTGACGGTATTTGTGTACCAAGGCGCGCAAGCCGTAGTGTCAGCGATCTCAGGCAAGGCAGAACCGTTTGACACCGAAGGCGCAACATAATTAGTTCCCAGGGCAACCGGCGAGGCATTCTGTTTAGTTTCGCTGCCCGAAGCGCCGTTCACAGCACTAACGTAGACATTGTATCCGGTGGCATTCAAAAAGGCTGCGGGCGAGGTGACCGTAATTTTGCTGGTCGTCCCTGAGGTTGTCACAGTGGCTTCGTTCGCCCAAAGTGTCTCCCCGCTGGGATTCACGTAGGTCACTGAGACTTGGTAATTTCCTGCAGCCAGAGAGCCGCCCGTGCCGGAGGGTGTCGCGGTCACGGCGGTGGGCTGCAAGCCCAGTCCCGCTGACATGATGTAGACGTAGTTAGTTTTGTTGGCGGGCAGGGAGAGCGTGCCGCCCGAATAATAGGCTGACAGCGGCGGAGATCCGCAGACGGCAGTTCCGGCGCTCAGGTTGAGTGTGCGGCCGCCTCCCTTGGTAGGCCAGTAGCCGGGCGCCACGCCGTTGGTATATTTGGCGTTCGCGGAAAACAATGGCGGCGTGTTGGACACATCGCTCGTTTGCGGCTGCTGGGCGTATAGAGGAGTCAGAAGACAGGAGCCAGGAGTCAGAAGAAAAAACAAGAGGAGCAGCGCAAGTCCCCTTTGTTCTATCCTGACTCCTAACTCCTGACTCCTGATTTCCTGTTTTTGATTCACCATAGTTGCACCTTCGCGGTCAGGCCGGAGTCCGAAGCGACCAGATAGAGATTCGTGGCGTCCATGTCGGTCCCCGATTGAAACCACATGGCGCCAGCGGAGGTCATCCTGATCTGGGCGCCGAGGGGCTTGCGGCCCAAAAAATGCTGAAGCGTGAAGTTGCCGGGCGCGCTGGGAGCGGCGGGAACCTGCCCGTAGAGCGGCGTAGCGGTCACCACGGCCGTTACGGCAGAGCCACTGGCGGTGACCTGACCGATCAGTGCGTCGCCTGCCGTGGCGCCTACCGGAGAACTCTGGTAGTAAAAGCCGGTCGCGGAATTGTAGAAAAGATAATTCGTACCACTCGCCGGCGCGGCGGGGAGGGCGGGCGCGGAATTGAACGGCACACGCCGGCCCTGGGCGTACAGCGTGCCGGCAGTAATGCCCGGCGTGAGTATGGCAGAAGTCGAGAGCGCCAGGCCGCCAGGCACAACGCCGCTGGTCCCCAGATCGGCCATGTGCCGGCCGCCCTGCCACTGATCGACGAGCGCCCAGTTGGCGTCTGCGTCTATTTCGTAGGGCGTGCCGTGCTGCGGCTGGACTGTTCCGTTCGGGAGGATCGTTCTATTTACGGCCATCGTGGAACCTCGGGACTCGGGGCTTGGGACTCGCCGCTCGGGGCTTGCGGGTCCCGAGTCAAGAGTCGCGAATCCCGCATTTCAGTTCGTTCCACCATCGTTGTTCACGCTCTGCCTTGTGCAGACAGCTAGAACCTTGACGCAGCCATCGCCCGTCAGGCCGGAAGCGCCACCGCCGGGGAAGCCGGGATTCGCGGACTCGTAATAGACGTTGCACAGTACCTGGCCGAGCGAATCGTCGATGTCAAAAATGACGTAATCGATTTTCAGCCCTTGCGACGGGCCCAGTGCCGGCCGAGTCTTCTGCCCGCTCGTAAGCACGATGGGCGGCTGAGTGCTGAAGCCCTGAATCAGGTAGCGCACTTCGGCGCGCTGGTAGACGTAGCCATCCACGGGCGAAATCGGCAAGGGCAGCAGGTTACCGTCTTTGTACCAGCCCATGTAGACCAGTTCGGGGCGCACCGTCGCCAGCCGCGCGTTGTCGCTGAGCTGCTCGAGCTGCTGCCAAACCAGAGGCGCGCCGGCATTGAATGTCGAGTCAGCCAAGTCCGTGGGGCTGGGAACCGTGCTGTAAGTAAGTTGGCTCATTGCCAGTTTCCGGTTGTAGCACCGAACTTTAGTTCGGCATGTGCCGACCTGAAGGTCGGCGCTACGTCAGTTCGTGCCGCCGTCATTATTCACGCTCAGCCGCGTGCAGATGCACATCACTTTCGCCACACCGTCTGCCGTCGAGCCGCCGGTGTTATAAAACGTGTTGATGGCGACGCTGCCTGTCTCGTCGTCCACGGTGGCCGAATAGCCGTTGATGGCCGTGCCGCTGGCCGCGCCCAGCGCCGGCCGCGTCTTCTGGCCGGGAACGAATCCGGCGCCCGCGGGCTGGCTGCTGAAGCCGTCCACGATGTAGCGCACTTCGGCACGCGAGTAGATGTAGCTGTCCACCGGCGAGACGGGAAGGGGAACCGCGTCGCCGTTCCTGAACCACCCGGCGTAATTCAGTTCCGGGCGGACGCACCCGCCCTTGGCGTTTTCATTCAATTGCTTCAGCGCCACGTCAGTCACCGGCTGCGTGGGGCTGAAGGTGCCGGGGGCGATGTCCGCAAAGCCGGGAATGCTGCTGAAAGTTAATTGCGCCATGCGTATTTCCTGTAGCGCCGGACTTTAGTCCGGCACATGCCGACCCCAAGGTCGGCGCTACCGCCTACCCGTAAATCGAGTTGCTAGGCGTACTGCCGTCCGTCATCATTCCATTCGAGTCAGAAGCCACAAACATCATGCGCGCGCGGTCGCCTGGAGGCGCGCTAGCCCACGCCGGCTCGCCGATCGGCGCATAGTCCGCGCCGCCCAGCGCCGCGATGTAGCGCACATCGAGCAGCTTGAAGCTGACGTTGCCCTTGTCGTAGTGCGGCTGTTTTTCCAGCACCTCGCACAGCAGGTTGGTCACTCCGCGCGTGTTGGTGACCGGATCGAGCGCCAGAGGGTGAGTCAGCGTCACCCAATCGCCCACTTCGACGGCGAGCGCGGAGTGGAAAGCCTCCACGTTCCAGAGCGGCGTGGTGGAGCTGGCTGCGATATTCGGGATTCGGTTGGCGGGCGACAACCCCATATTCGCGAACGCGGTGCCATCGTAGCGGCGAAAGAGCTTTTCCGCCAAAATCGAAGCGTGCAGCGCCCCCTGGCGGCCGGATTGCAATCCCCGCGACTCGATGATTTGCGTGCCCTGAATCCCGAAAGCGGAAATCGAGTCGCCACTCTCGAAAATCAGCACGGTCTTGAACTTTGAGCCGTCGTAGTCCATGCGGAACTGGAGTGCGTTCACGATCGGCGCTTTTTCCGCCACCGGGATCTCGATGAGGTTGTGATCGCTGAAGTTGAAGTCAACCTCATAGCCCAGGACGCCGTGATAGTTCGGGACAAACCAAAAGCGCGGCGAGAGGCGGCCCTGCGAGTCCACAATCGGGTAGCCGCCCAAGGGCTTGAACACTTCCTTCTCGATCCAGCCCTTGGCGTCTGCGGGCTCCGCAATCGTGAAGTCCATGAAGTAGTTGCGAAAGATTCCAGATTTCAAATTCAGAATTGCAGCAACGTCCAAGTATTTGTTGGGATTGATGAGCGTGGCCAGGTTGCCCGGCACGTATTGGATCCATCCGCCGGTGGGCGGCGCGCCCGGCGAGGCAGCCGGATTTTGCCCGACGCCCAAATAGTTCTGGCAAACCATCAGCAGAACGTCCATCGGGTTGCCCTGGATTTCGAGCGGCGATTGTTTCGACGCGCCAACAAATATGCGGCTCTTGAAGCTGCGCTTGGTGTCCATCAGTTGCAGCTTCCAGCCGGTCTGATCCTCATTCAGCTCCACCCGATCCACGTTAAAAGTCTCGAAGGCGTAGAACTGCGCCATCTGCAGGGTTGAGTAGCCTAGGCGAAAGCGCGCTTTCTTGCCGGTCAACTGGATTTGCCGCATGGCGTCGCCAAGCGACCCCGAGGGGTTCTCGAGGATTTCCACTTCCATGTTGCCCACCGAAGACGAGCCTTCGCGGTCGTTCACGCGCTGCGCCGGCCCGCTGGGGAGTCTCAGGAGCGGAGCAAGCGCGTAGATGTCCTCGGCGTTCTCATAGAACAGCCCATCGCCCTGGCCGAGCGCCCAGGCGGAAAACAGGGTGTAGCCCTGGCCCGAGAAGTAATCGAGGCGAGCCTTCATGGACTGGGGCGTGGGCTGGTAGCCTTTTTGCGTGCCATCAGCGCTTGTCCAGTACCATTCGGAGTTCGTCGAATCCCACGTCCAGGCCGCCTGCGAATCATAGGCGAGCTTGAGCGAGCCGTAGTAATCAGCGAAGAGCGGAGCGCGCCAGTTGGTTGGGCCATTCGTTCGATAGGTGCCGTAGAAACTCACACCGATCATCAGTTTCGCTTTCGGGACCACAGAGGAGGCGTACGAAAAAACGCTCTGCATCCAGGACAACGGCGAGGATGGGCCCGGGGCCTGGCTCGCCGACCCATCTGAATATCCGTACGTCAAGGGATTTAAAACGTCGCATTGAGCGCCCCAAACCGAGTAGTCCATCCAGCCAGCCCACGGATCGGTGGGGGAATCGGAAGTCTTGGCCGGCGCGGCGGCGAGAATCAGGTAGCCGGGGAAGTTCGCGTCACGGCTCTGGCGGAGCTGCCTGATCCAGGCCGAAGCGGGGGAGCGGTCCGTATAAAGCGCCCCCTCGATGTCCAACGCAATCCCCGCAATGCCGGGAAGCTGCTGTTGGATGAGGTTTTGGATGGCGGCCAGCGCGCCCGAGGATTGGTTGACGAACATCTGGTGCGCGACGCTGGCATCAGCGTTGTTGGTCAGCCGCACCAGGATTTTTGCGCCCTGAACTTCCGGCCGCTGGAGAAACAATTGCGCGGCAACGAGCTGCACCTGATTGAGCTGGAGGTTGTTCCCCGGCCCGACCAGGACAAAGGAGATTTCCGGCCCCGCCAAATGCGTCCAGCCGCGCGCGTGCTGCTTTAATTCCGTGTTGTACTCGGCAGCATATTCGTTGAGCCAGCCCATCGCCATCGTCCAGGCAGTCCAGTCCGGCGCGACATCCCAAAGCGCGCCGGAGAAGGCGCCAATCTGATTCTCCAAAACGGAGAGGGCGGTGGTGCCGGTCATGTTGAGCACAGGCGTGATCTGCCGCAAGGGGAAGAAGGAGGAAGGAGCGCCGAGATTATTCGAGGGATCTAAATTCGACCAGCGATCGCCGGGCAGCGGCGCGCCGGACATTTGGAGGGGATGAATCGCGCGGAGGATTTGCGGCAGAAACACGCCCGTGCCGTTGGCCGCGGGTGGCACCACGCCCCCCCCGCGCGGACCGCGAATGCCGGTGGAGGATTCCGTCCAGGCCGTGCCGATGGGAAGGGGTGCGCCGTTTTGCTTCACTTCGCCGCCTATCGCCCCCGCCACGTAAACGTTCCAGCCCGTCGCGCCCGGAATCGGCGGAGGGGAAGCCACATGAAGCAGATAGCCGGCGGAAACCTGTAACACCGATTCCACGCTGGCCAGGGTCTCGCCGTTGGCGTTCAGGTAGGTCGCGACGGCGTAATAAAACTGCGCCGGCAGATTCCCGCCCGCTAGCTGGGAGAGCGCGGGCGCCGCCGGCGACGAGAGCGCGCCGGTACCCACGTTGTAGGTGTCGAAGGCGTAGGCGTAGCCCACGTCGAGTTCTTGCGGCCGCAAGTAAGGCGAGAGGAAATTGAGGTTAGCCTGAGCGTCCGCGAGCACCCGCGACTGCATCTGCGCCACGGTTTCGACCGCGAGTGATTCGAGCAGGTAAATGTCCGCGCCGATTTGCTCGCCGAAGGCGTAGCCGGGCGCGGAACTGTTCGAAGAGCAAATCGTCGCGACGGGCGCCAGCCCGGTGGGCAGGATGGGAATGCCGGGACCAGCGACAAGCCCCGTCTGCGGCTCGGTCCAGGACAGGCCAATCGGTATGGGCGTGGAATTCTGCAGCGCTTCTTCCAAGCTTCCGGCATCTCCCGCCTGCCGCGAGACGTAAACGTTCCAGCCGCCGGCATTCGATTCCCCGCCCGGCGAGGCGACTTGCAGCAGCGACCCCTGCGCGATGGCAATCGACGCCTCTATCGACGGCTGAGTTTCACCATCCGCATTCACGTAGGTGAGGACCGCGTAGTAGGTGCGCGTCGGAAGCTGCCCACCCGGCACCGTCGAGAGCGTCGGCGCTGCAGGGGGCGTGAGGACTGCAACGTTGACGGGAGGGGCGGCGGTGCCGGTGACCAGGCCGGTATTCGGTTCCGTCCAGCCTTGCAGGTTGTTGTGGATGTCCAGGAAGTTGATCGGCGTGGGCGTCTGAAGTACTTCGGAGCCGGAGGTCAAGCCCGCGTAGACATTGAACGCCGTCGCGCTGGGCAAAACCAGCCCCAGGCTTGTATTGACCTGGCAAACGTAGTCGGCGGCCAGATTGATGGTCGCTTCGGTCGACCCAATCGTCTCACCGTTCGGCCCTACCTGCGTCCATTTCACGTAATAGGTGCGCTGAGGAATCGAGTAGCCTGGCGCGATGTTCACTTGCCCGAGCGCCGGCGGGGGCGGCGGATGGATTTTGTACGTTGTGAGGGCGTCCAGCGTTTCCGGCAAAGCAGCCGCAGTTCGCGAGCCAAGCGAAACCAGCTCTCCAGCGGCGCCCCCGGAGGTAGAGAGCGTCGTGAACTGGAGGTCATATTTCACCCCGGCCTGAAACGTGAACGGTGCATCGAGCTGCACAACCTGGCTAGTCTGGTTCCAGCTGGGCGTCCAACTAGCTTTGACAATACTGTAGCTGGCGTCCTGGTCGCGCTTGACCCCGATACTCACGCTTGGGGAATAGGCCGTGCCAATCACACTGAGGTGGTCGATGCACAGGTACGCCGCCCTAATCTGCTGGGGATTGAGCGCATTCAATCGATAGCCGCGCGGGGCGGCGGTAAAAGCGTAGGTCGTCTGGACTGCACTCCCCGTCGCGTTTGTGCCAATGAGCGGTGCATAGGACCAAGCGTCTTCTACCAGCTCTTCGAGCCCGCCCCACTTCAAATTGATTTGCGCCGCCGTGTAGAGCTGCGCAATGGCCGCCGCCACGCCCTGGAAGGCCCACTTCAGGTGGAACCCGTTCGAGTGCGGCTCGCACAGCCCCGCAGCCACCATCGTCTGGAGGTTCGCCAGCGTGAAGTAGATACCCGTCTGGAGCGATCCCTCGTTCTGAATCGACGCGGCGGGAATCATCAGGTTGAACTTGAGGCCCAGGGTTTGGAAATATGGGAAGGCCTGCGTGTATTGCGACACGAAGGCGCCGTAGAACACCAGCACACAGGACTCGCGTGGGAGGTCGATTTCGCCGCGCATCCAGCGGATGTAGTCGGAAAGGTACTGCGGGACGTAGCCCTGGGCGGCCAGCCAACTCACCAGCGACTGAAAATCCGCCACGGTCATGGAAGTGCTGCCCGCCGGCGAGCCGATGTCGTAAAATCGCAGGATCGGCACATGCTTCACATTGGCGGCGGGAGTTTGCGTTAAGCCTTTAGGCACATCAGTCCTTCTGAATCGCAGAATAGTGAATAGTGAATGGTGAATAGTGAATTGCCTTATACCGCGCGCTTGCCTGCTTTTCCGGGTTTTAATTCACTATTCACCATTCACAATTCCTCAGAATCCGTAGCCAATCACGCCATAATTCTGCACGCCGTACCCCGTCGTCAGAGGGTTCGGCGCGCCTCGGACATAGCTTCCCCACGCCGTCTCGACTTCGTCGATCTCGAGGAAGTAGAGCGGCTGCTTTTGTAGGGATCCGTGAGCGGCTTGGAATGTTGAATCTGTCTGTATCATTCGGTCGGCCTCGGGTGCGACAAAGTTTGAATTGTAAATTCTGAATTCTGAAAGGTCGCCTTCTGCTTTTTGATTTCAGAATTCATAATTCAGAATTAAGAAATTACCTGCCTGAAGAGCACCTTAAAACTATATTGCCCAGGTGTTCTGTACGCCGGAACCCAGTCGGTATCTTCCAGCGTGTAGTTGGTGTATGCGGATTGGGTTCCGTCCGGGTAGTAGCTGAATTGCACGCCCAGGAGTGCATTCTGCATGAAGGCGTCCCAGCCGTTCACGTCCGCGCCGATGGAGACCCACTCCATCGTGATCTCGAGGAAGTTGTCTACGCGCTCGACAATCACTTCCTTCACCCCCGCCGTTGAGAGGTTATCGTGCCGTTTGGCCACGCGGTTGTAGGCAGCCAGATTGCGCGGCTGGCGCGCGAAGTTGAACGTTGACGGACTGAGGCTCCCAATCGGGGTGTAGACCAGTTTGGGAATTACCAGAGCCATGATCGTCCTTTGTCCTTCGTCCTTAGTCATTTGCAAAGGACAAATGACCAAGGACTAAGGACGCTCTTTCACCCATTCAGCGAGTCTCTGGTCAAGGTGCTGTCCTTCGTATGGCTCGACACCAAATGTCCGTCGCGGTTCTGGACAAAATCGGTGAGTTGCCCCGCCATCCATTCCGCCGTCTCGGGGCCCGTAATCAGGTGCCCGGAAACGTTGAAAACCACCGTCGTTCGGGCCTGGCCACTCACCATTCGGGATTCGCGACTCCCGACTCCCGAGTCACGAGTCCCGAGGAAATGCGGCTCGCGCCCCCCGTAGCCTGCGCCAGCACCGCCGCCGTGCGCACGATGCCCGCTGGCCCCCGCGATGATTCCGTATTCCGCCGCGCTCATAAAATGCAAGGCCGCGCCGCGAAAGTCCCACTCGGCCAGCGAAGCGATCCCCTTCGCCGTCTCCCACGCCGCCTCGATCCCGGCTGCGATCCGGCGAAAACCTAGGGTGGCCGTCAGCCGTGCACTCTCCGCAGCAACAGCTCCGCTGCTCGCTTGCGTGGCGCGGATCAGCGCCCCGCTGGCTGTGTCCCCGAAGGTTCTCGCTGCCTCGCCCGACTGTCGAAAGGACGGCGCGAGTTGGTCGTCGAGACGTTGCGAAATGCTGCCGGCGCCGGCGTCTAGCTCCGCCAGCGACGGGAGGAGTTCCGCATGCACTCGCTTCGACAGCATGGGAACATGCTCCGCCAGGGCAGTAATAGCAGTCTGGTGGTCCTTCACTGCTTTGGTGGCTGCCTGATGCGCTTGCGTGGATTTTTGCGTCGCCTCAAACTCGACTAGCATGTTCTGCATCAGGTTGCTTGCGGAAGGGGCGCTAAGCTCTTCGAGCCGCTTACTGCCTTGGCCCATGGCCGAGGCGAGGTCCGGAATGCTGCCGGGCGGCAACCCGCTCCGCTCCCCTGTGCCCGGCCCTGCGTGCTCCACCTCCCCACCGAAGCGTGCGGCTTCTTGCCCGATCATCGGGAGTTGGTGTTCCAAACGGGCGAAGCTGCCAGCGGTAACGATGAGGTGGTTTTCGAGAGATTTCAGGGCATCGCCTGACTTCTCTTGCAGTTCATCGAACTGCGCCTCAATATTCCCGCAGTGCGTTGCCGTTGAGGCCTCAAACGCTTGAAGCGCCTGCTGGACCTTCGGGGGGGCAGAGTCAGTTTCGAATAGCAGTCCGAGAATTCCCGACGTCGCCATATTGGAACCGGTAGACCGTAGACTGTCGACGGGGCAGCAGACCTTCCTGTCTACTGTCTAGCGTCTGCTGCCTTTCTCACCATTCAATCATTTGCGGCTCTTCTTCGCCGCTACGCCATTTCCACAGCGCGTTCGCGCAGGCCAGATCAACTCGCAATGCTGGCGCCCCTGTCAGATCGAGCAGGCTCGACGGCCGGCAGTGCAGGGTTTCCGCCGCCTGCGCCAGCAGCAGCACCCTCCCTTGCCCCTCCCTCGACTGAGAGAGGGAGTCCTGGCTCACCTCCTCTCTGAGAAGGGGGCCGGGGGGTGGTGCGAAAAAACTTTTCGACCAGGTCTGTGCCGTCCGGTGCAATCAGGCCGCGTACCCAGCGCAAGATGAACACTTGGTCTTCGTCTGGCAGCCAGGAGGGATGGATCTCGTTCGGTCCCGGCGTGAGCGACAGCTTCGGCTGAACGAAGGCTTCTTCCACCGCGCGGCGAATGATGGCCCGCCACTCGACGTATTTGTTGGTTGTTGGTTCTTGGCTGTCGGTCGTGGTGCCTTCTGCCGTCTGCTTTCTGACTCCTGACTCCTGCACTTCCGCCAGCTCCTGGTCCAGCATCCAAACAGCGAACGTGGTCGGCCGGCGCAGGAGCACTGCCAAGCCGCTCTTGGGCAGCACCACACGCTCGGCAGGGTTTGACTGTTGGACGGCAATTCTAAAATCGTCGGCTGTAGCGATCCCATTTGAAGGCATAAGAGGTCCTCGGTTCTCAGTTCTCAGTAGTCAGCTAAAGCAGGCCGAACTGAGAACTGACAACTGACTACTGGCAACTTGTTTTCACGTCTGCCGGTACAGCTTCCCCCCGCGATGTCCTGCCGGGCGGTTCACATCCGCGATGCAGTCAAACTCGATCTTATAGGTCGTCTCTTTCCCGCGCTGGAACGGCAGCTTCACGCTGTCTTTTTGATAGGCGCGGTAGAGCTGAGTGACGATGAACTTCGCCGCCTGGTCTTTGCGCTTCGAAATGAAGAGCACGCCGTACTTGGCGATTCCGGCGGGCGGCAAGCCTCCGAAAGCGATTTCCTCGTAATCCTGCGCCCCGGCCGGCAGCCCGGTATCGGTGCCGCTGGCGTAAGTGGCGTGCGGCACAGTGAGCCCGAGCCTGACCGCATCCGACTCCTTGAGGGTGACGGAAATAGACTCCGCCTCGCCCGTCATCACCACGTCCACGGGCAACGTTTCCTGATCCGCCTGAATCGCTTCGAGCTTGGGCGCCAGATTGACTTCCGTAACCCCTTCCAGCGCCCCGGCGAATTCATACGCCGGCGCCAGCGCCACGCAGGTCCAAACCGCACTCGCGTCTGCAGTGGTCGTGCCCACGACAGACACCCAAGTAGGCGATCCGGTGGTCTTTCCGGCGCCCCCGGTGGTGCATTCCTGCACGTTGCCGTTGATATCGACAATCATCTGCCCGGCAACCCAGGTCTGGCTGGTGGACCACGCCGGCTGCGTGGGTGTGCCGTCCGCGGCAATCAGGTGGCGCTTGGTGGGCGCCGGCGCGCAGACGTTCAGGTAAAGCCATCCGGGCCCTTGATGGATCAGAGTGGGATTCGGTTTGCCGAGGCTCATAGGGATTTCTCCATTTCTTCATCGATCCATTTCTTCATTTTGAAAATGACTAAATGAACAAATGGACAAATGGCCAAATCTTTCTCAGACCTGCCGATACAGCTTCCCGCCGCGATCGCCCTCCGGGCGGTTCATGTCCGCCAGGCAGTCGAACTCGATTTTGTAGGTCGTCTCTTTCCCCCGCTGGATGGGCAGCTTCACCGCGTCTTTTTGGTAGGCGCGGTAGAGCTGAGTGACGATGAACTTCGCGGCCTGGTCTTTGCGCTTGGAAATAAACAGCACGCCGTACTTCGGCACGCCGGTGGGCGGCAGGCCGCCGAAAGCGATTTCCTCGAAAATCTGCGATCCGCTGGGCAGCCCGGTATCCGTTCCAGTAGCGTAGGTGCTGTGCGGCACCACCAGGCCGAGCTTCACCGCGTCCGATTCCTTCAGCGTTACCGCGATGGATTCCGCCTCGCCCGTCATCACCACGTCGATGGGCAAGGTTTCCTGGTCCGCCCCGATGGGCTCCAGCTTCGCTCCCATGCTGATTTCGGTAACGCCCTCGAGCGCGCCTGCGAATTGATATGCCGGCGCCAAAGCCACGCAGGTCCACGTCACCCCGCCATCCGTAACCGTCGAGCCCAGGGCCGGCGTGGCGCCCCAAGTGGGAGCGCTGCTATCGCTCTCTCCGGCGTCCGTGCATTCCCAGATGTTGGCCGGGCTGTTGCTGTCCAGGACCATCTGGCCGGCGGTGTAGGCCGCGCTCGCCGCCCAGAACGGCTGGATGGGCGTGCCGGCGGTGTCCGGGCCGAACGCCATCAACTTCCAGTGGGCCGAACCGTCAGTCGTCGTCGCCCCCAGCGTCGTGGACCAGACCGGCTCGCTGGCCCCGCTTTCACCCGCTAGGCTGCATTGCTGGATGTTTCCGTTCGTGTCGACGATCAGGGCCGCGAGCGAGTAGTTGTACAACCGCAGCGATCTGGCCATCCCCGTCGTGCTGCCGTAGATGAGGTGGCGCTTGCCGGTGGCCGGCGCCGCGACGTTCAAATACAGCCAGCCGGGACCTTGATGAATCAGGGTTGGTGTAGGTGTTCCGAGTGCCATGTTTTCCTCCAGGAGTCAGGAGTCAGACGTCAGGAGAAAGCGAAGCCTTTATTCTGGCTCCTGTCTTCTGACTCCTGTATTTCAAACGTCCAGGGACTCGCCTTGGCCGTTTCGTCCTCGAGTTCGACGACCTGGCCCGCTTCGAAGGCTTTGTCGCCGACTTGGACGTTTACCTTGACGCGACACGTTTTCTTCTCCGGCATCCGGGCTCCTTCTTTCATAATTCAGAATTCATAATTCAGAATTTCCTACGTCTCCTCCAAATCGAACCTCCCCGTCCACTCTGCCCGCACCAGCGGTTTGTCCACACCCTCCACCTGCGCAGTGCTGACGGCGATCTGGAGAGGTAAGACCGCCAGCAGCGAGCCCTGCGTCGGGGGCGTAGTCGTGCCTGGCGATGACTGATCGAGGAACGTGATGGGCAGCGGCGTCCACCAATCTTCGGGCGCAGCACTCGTCAAAACGAGGTCGATGATCCGCCCCCAGTCCCAGGCCAGTTCCTGGGCGAGCTCCTGATCGGTGGAACCCACGTCTACGACGACCGTGACCTTGTTGCTGGATTGCCGCGTGCTCTGCGCCTCGAGCGAGAACTGCGAGCTGTGCGCCCATACCGTGAAGTGCGGCAACTGAATCCGCGGTGCGAAGCCTTTGTGAAATTGCACGATCGTGTCGCTGATCGTCGGGTTGACGATCGCAATCGCGGCCGCCTGGTCGCGCTGGACGAGCGCGATGATCTGGTCGAGCAGCGGGCGTGCAAAGCGTGCTGTCCATTTCGGTGTCATACGAGTTACGAGTTATGAGTTCTGAGTTCTGAGTTGCGCCCGATCTGCGAAAGGGTTTTATAACTCATAACTCTTAACTCATAACCCTTGCTTACGTGCCGCGTTTATCAAACTTCCCAAACACGTTGCTCATGCCCATATCGCCCGGGGTCGTGTCGTTCGCTTCCTCGCCCCCCGCCACACCGCCCAGGACCGGGCGCGGCGTTTCCGTGCGCGCCTCCGGGTCGAACAGGTGGTCATAGATCCCGCCCTGGGGCTTCGGCTCGCCCTTGCTGTCCCAGCCGTTCAACTCGAGCAAAAGCGTGCGGTAATCCTCGGCGTATTCCCCCGCGAGCTTCCCCTGGCTGGTGAAGCCCAGGCTCTCGAACACGGCTGCGAGCTGCGCAGCGGCGCCGTAGCGGTTGATCTTCTCGAGTAAGTTCTGCGCGTCCGCCGAGAGCCCTGTGACCCAGGAGGAGAACGGCGTACTCGAAATCGCCTCGCCAAACCGCCGCTGGAGCGTCGCGTCGATCTCCCCCGCCACGTCGTCAATATAGTTCTGGATATACGTGTCGCTGGGATTCTGCTGGGTGATGCCCCGCTTGAACGCGGGGAACAGGGCAGCGACTTTATCGAGAGTTGTATAGGACACGGGCTCTCCGATCTGAAGTAGCGCCGACCTTTAGGTCGGCATGTGCCTCTAAGTCGGCATGTGCTGAACTAAAGTTCAGCGCTACCTAATACTCGACGGTCAAATTACAGGCAGTTCCCGCCCCGCCGGCGTTCACGTAGATGTTCGTACCGTCCGCGGCCTGGTACTCGACGAACGGCCCCGTCGAGGTAGGCTCGATATTGACCACGCGGGGCGCCTTCCGCAGACCGTGGGGAACGGAATTGTTCCCGCTCGCAAGACCGGTCACCTGCAAGACCGCGTGGCGGATGCGCACGCTCCTTTCGGTGCGGTCCGCGTGGGCATTCACTGACGTGACTACGATGGCCATGTTTCCTCCAAAGGTTACAGGTTACTGGTTCCAGGTCACAGGGAAGGATCAGGATCTAGGGTTCAGGGGGAAAACCTGTCCCCTGTCCCCTGTAACCTTCCGCTTACGCCACCGCATTGATCCACGCATATGCAGCCGCGGCCACGATGGTCTTCAGGTCGTACCATGCCTGATACTCGATCCAGTCGCCGGTGCGCGACTCATCGCGGTAACGTTTCACCAGCAGCCCCTGGTTATTCGGGACGCCGTAAGTCCACATGAACGTGGCGCCCAGAGTGACGATCCTGCGGCCCATCTCCGGCGAGATGTACGCCAGCAACGCGTTCTTGCCCCAAATGTAGTCGTTGGAGGTCGCCTGGCCCAGTTTCGCCGTGTCGTAGATGGCGTTCGCGATCAGGTAATTGTCCACCTCGAACACCGAGCGCAGTTGCTGGTTCACCGGCACGCCGGTGGGCAGGTTCCCGAACTTGAACCGGTCGAGGATGATGGGGTGCTGGATGAGCTGGAGGTGGACCGGCTTCGAGACCACGAGCGTGTTCGGGGTCTTCCCGACCGCCTTTTCGATCACCGGCTTCTGCGCGTTCACGGCGGCGATGGGGTCGGAGTTCTGGAAATCCGACCACTGCGAGGTCCCGGAAAGCGTGGTATTGGGCACGGAAGTACCGGCCCCGAAAATCGCGTTGAACACCGCAATCTCGTGTTGGAGCCAGATGATGTCCGAAAGCAGCGAGGTGGTCTCAACGTCGATATCCGGCATATCGGTGTTGCCCCGAACCTCGTCGGCGATCAGCGACTTCTGGCCTTTGCCGGCGCAGAAGAAGTTGTCGTTCGAGAGCTTCCAGGGCGGTGCTTCCGGAGCTTCCCCGCCTGGCCCGCGTTCGGTGCGGTACTGCTTGAACCGCTCGAAGCCGAAGACGGGGTATCTGTTGGATTGCCTGTCCTCGAACTTCGGCTTGTAGATTTGCCGGCCTACGAAGTCGAAGTTCTGGTATCCCACCGAGAAGTCGGTGAGGTATTGGTCGATGTGAACTAATGAGACATCGGGCATTGCACTTCTCCTGAATCAGGGGCGCGGCGTACTGGTCCCGAGGGATTGCACGCAGGGCCCGAGGTAGCAAGTTATGAGTTCTGAGTGCTGAGTTGCCCTCGATTCGAGAGGGTTCCATAACTCATAACTCTTAACTCACAATCCAAAGTTTCTCGCCTACTGCCGGGAAGTTCCCAGCAATAAGTCGACGGCCACCAGATCGTTCGCCGCGCTCGACGGATGGAGCGCCCGGCCGACGACGTTGGCCTGAGTTCCGCCCGCCAGCGCCCCGGCGCGCTGCACGCGGCCGTAAGCGTCTGCAATGATCAGCAAGTCGCCTTGCACGATGTTGGCGTCATAGGCGATGCAGAAGACGCGCCCGTGCCGCGCCGCCGACCACGCCCGCTTGCGCAAATCGTAAGGCGTGGCCGGCGTGGTTCCCGTAACCGTGGTGGGATTGGCGGTCGAGGGCAGGGGATAGCCCGGCTCGACCACATCCTCCACCAACACGCATTCGCAGGGTTGGTTCTGCGCGCTCGGCACAGCGGCGTAGAACTTCGTCTGCGAAGAGGCGTTGACGCTCGGCGTGGTCAGTGCGGTGCCACGCACCATTCGAACATTTGCATCCGGCAAGACCCCAAGGGGGTCGATTCCTGGCATCATGTTCCGATTCCTCCATTTGTCTCGCCATCCACACTAAGAGCGGCGGCGAAGATTCCGTGGCAAACTTCCGAGGTTATAGGTTACTGGTGACAGGGACTTTTCCCTGTGACCTGTCCCCTGTGACCTGTAACCTGCTTCCTACTTCTCTTCTCTGTAGCGCCGGAACAGTTCGGGATTCTCTTTCCGAACCAATTCCGTCGCCTCGCGGAAGAGCTGCGGGTGCGAAGCGTCGGGCTTCTGCTTGCGCAGCTCGTCCTGCTTCACGCGCACCAGCTCGGCCAGCTGGACGCGCGCGTTCTGGCCCTCGAGCCCCGAACCGGCCACGCCCGCCGGAGCCGTTAATCTGGCGTAGGCGGGCCGTTTGGAGATCCAGTCCTCAAACGCGCGGGGATCCCGGAACGCGGTCGAAAAAGCCACCCGTCGATCGACGGGCAGGATTTTTCCGGCTGCCATTGCGGCATCGACGGCCTTTCGCGCGCGCTCCGCCCGGCGTAGCTCGATGAGCGTGCAGGCGCCTTCGGAAAGCAACCTGTCCGCGGCATCCTCGTCGGGCTTTTCGGAGAGATAGATCTTCGAGAGCACTCCCGCCGCCGTCGCCGCGCGAGCCGCCTCTGACGCCGTCTCGTCGCTGTCCGGCTCGAGGTGGTCTTGGTGATACTTCTTCACATCCGCATGCGGCACGAAGCCGACCGGTTCGTCGCCGTCGAAGATGCCGGCCCCCTCGTCGCACTTGGCCATGGAAAGTTTTTTCACTGTTCCTCCTTCAGAACTAAGAAACTGGAAATTGGAAACTGGAAACTGGCCACTCGTTTCGAGTTTCCAGTTTCGAGTTTCTAGTTTCTTGCCCGTTAGATCGATGAAGTCTGGATCAGAGAGATGAATTTGCGGCAGCTCCTCGAGGAACGGCCGGTTGGTCAACGCTACAGACGTAAACGTGGTCCCCTGGCGTTTTCCGGTTTGCTTGTCGCGCGCACCCCAGTTGATTGCCGGCGAGATCCAGCGGTACTCGCCGTCCTGAATCATCTGGCGGGCACGCGGGGTAGGTTCGTATTGGCCCCAGAGAATAAATCGGGAATAGGGAATGGGGAATCGCGAATCGCGACTCCCGACTCCCGACTCGCAACTCCCAATTCGATAGGGCTCAGGGCCGTCCACCGCCACAATCCGCCCCGCACTCGGTACGGGCCCGCCCGCCGCCACTTCCGGCATCTCGCTGGCGTGGTCGTAGTCGACATTGATTTCTCCTGTGAGCTTCTTGCGGAAATTCTCGGCAGCCACGACCAGGTCGTCTTCCGTGATCTCGAATTCCTCGCCTTGCTTCACCCACTTGCCGGTAACCGCCAGGCCGATGCGCGCCAGTCCGGCGCCGGGATCGGATAGCAGCCACAGAAATCTCGGGACTCGTGACTCGTGGCTCGCGATTCGAAGTTCGGAACCTGTAATCTGTCCCTTGTCACCTGCAACCTCACTCGGCAGCTCCATTCCCTCGCTCTTGTACAGCGCCTTAAGCTTCGCGATCGCTTCCGTTTTCCCCGGCCCCTCGTATTTGTTGCCGCGCTGGCCGCGATGGAGCGCCGCCCAGGCCGCGCCCATCAGGCGATGATCGGGCTTGCCATCTTCGCCCGTCACCGGCAAGTGCTTGCCGTCAGGAATTAAGTAACGCACTGCCATGATCTGGTCTCCAGTTGCCAGTTCCCAGTTTCCTTTTCTTCAATTCATCATTCATCGTTCATCATTCATCATTCAGAATTCCGCTCCCACCGCCGGCCGCGGCTGGAACTGGATTGCGCCCAGCGACACGAATCCCGGAATCACCGCAATGCCGTAGAAATCCTGCGCCAGGCTTACGCTCGTCCCGCCGGCAATCGCGGGCGAAGTCATCAAGAGTGAGAAGTTGTTGGCCGAGGTCTTCACAAATTGCGGGTCAACATTTTCTGCGTTCGCGTCTTGACTGCCATTGTTGCTCTGGTAGCCGCTGAAGTTGTAGTGCGTCCCGCCCAGGTTGAATGCTGTGGAGGCCCCGCCTTGGTAAAGGTTGAAATTCACCGTGTTTCCGGCAATGCCGAAGTCCCAGTGAACGAGATTCTGGCCACTGGTCGCGTAGTAAATCCCATTCTTGATGGTGTTGCTTGTCGTGGAGCTTGAGAGATGAAGCTCGGAATCCGAGTTTGTGGCTAGTCCATCGTTGTAGCAGGTGTTGTTGTAGACCGAATTCGAGGAGCCCCCGCTCACCAGAATGCAGGTGCCGTAATTGTCGTGCGCCACGTTGCCATAGAAGGTGGTGTTGCTCGCCCCGCCTTGCACGGCATAGCCGATTCCAGGGTTGGAGACGGTTCCATTGCCGTAGGTGGTATTCCACCGTGCGATGTTCCCAGTACCCGTACCGTCGCTGAAAGCCACTCCGATACCTTGAATGCCGCCACCTACGCCCGTTCCCATGTTGTAAATAGTATTGTTCTGGATGATCGTGTTGGTATACG